ACACAGCTAGTTGCAAACCCTAACTTAGTTAGATTATTAACTAATCAAGCTGGTTTAGCCAGAGCAGCTCTACAAGAATACGAGTGCAACCAAGGAGACCACAGCATGTTTGGATTTCCTGACGACACTGCATATCAAACATATCAACCTTGGAGAAACCTTAGACGATAATGGCAAGCGTAACACAAACTATCCCTCAGTTCTCACTAGGCATGTCAGAACAGCCTGACAACCTAAAGTTCCCCGGCCAAGTAACAGAAATAGTAAACGCTATACCAGACGTTACTAGAGGACTGTTCAAAAGACCGGGTGCAAAACGAATAGGAACCAGTCCACTAGCTAATGTACAAAGTGGTGGATCTTGGTTTCATTACTTTCGTGACGAAACAGAGGGATCATATATAGGACAAGTAGCAGCTGATGGTCAGGTTAGAGTATGGCGTTGTAGCGACGGTACACAAATGAGTACAGTTTATGGCACAGGCGGACAGACTGCTATACAAAACTATCTAGCTACAAGCACACCAGAAAACCTACAGTTTTTAACTATCAACGATACTACATTTGTTAGCAGTCGTGATAGTACTAACTCTAATACATTAGTAGGTCAGACTGGTACAACAACAGCAAGACCAGATGCACACTTTGCAATGCTGGAATTATTACGAACAGAAAACGGAAGACAATATGGTGTGGATATATTTAGAACCGCTGATGTCACAACTCTTACTCGTGCTACACGTATTAAAATATCAGCTGATACGTTATTTGAAGGCGATGGGTCAGGCTCGTGCCCCGGAATTGGTACACAAGTATTTAGTGTGGACTCAGGTTCAAAGAAAAACTTAATATTTAGAATCAATGCTCTAGGTCAGCAAGGCGTAAGCCCTAATTACAACGCTAGTTCTGATGGACCAGACGGAGATAACTACCAGTGTAGCTACCAAAGAGAAGTAGTGTTACTGCATGGTGGCGAAGGTTGGGCTGTAGGTGATACAGTTACAGTAACTCTAGACTCTGCTAAGGGTGGAGGAGGAAGTAACAAAACACAGGCACAAACAACAGATGCAACCTATACTATACGTGTAGAAGAAATAGAATCTACTGAGGTAAACGCTACAATAAGTAGTAATGGGGATGGTCTTATACGTCCAGAACCTACACCTTTTGATGCACAAACAGCTGTAACTGCTGACACAATTATTGGTGGTATTATAGCAGATCTACCTAGTGGTGTCAATGGTAAACAAATAGGTAACGGTATATACTTTTCCAGCTCCAACTCCTTTACAGTTAATATTGTAGAAAATGACTTAATGAGAGTCATGCAGAGCTCAGTTAATGATGTACAAAACTTACCAAACCAATGTAAACATGGGTATATAGTTAGAGTAGCTAACGCATTACGAGCTGAGGAAGACGATTACTACCTCAAGTTTGAAGGTCAGAACGATAAAGATGGTAGCGGATCTTGGACAGAGTGTGCTTTGCCGGGAATAACTACAACCCTTACTAACATGCCTCTGGTTATACAGCGTACAGGTACAACTACATTTACTGTAAGACAATTTACATATGGTTTAAGAGACGTAGGTGATACGTTAACAAACCCTATGCCATCATTTGTAGGTAAACGTATAAACAAAGTACTATTCTTTCGTAACAGGTTGGCATTATTAGCAGGCGAGAATGTTGTTACATCTAGACCGGGTACGTTAGGAGAACCTAACTTCTTTATAGAAACAGCTCTGACAGTATCAGTTGCTGACCCTGTAGATATATCAGCTGCATCTATGTTTCCATCTGATCTATTTGATGGTATAGAAATTAATGCTGGTTTACTTGTGTTTAGTACAAACCAACAGTTTTTACTAGCCTCAGATGATACAGTCTTTAACCCTGACACAGCTAAACTGAGAAGCATATCTACATTTAACTATAATGAGAACATGGCTCCTATCTCTCTCGGAACTACGGTAGCTTACATAGATAACTCTGGTAAGTTTAGTAGATTTAACGAGATGGCTAACTCAGCACGAGAAGGAGAGCCTAATATTATAGAGGTTACTAAGGTTGTTCCTACATTACTACCTAAAGATATAGACCTAATAACTAACTCTAGAGAAAACTCTATTGTGTTAATAGGTAAGACAGGAACAGACGAGGTGTTTGGTTATAAATATTTCCAGACAGCAGACAAACGAGCACAGGCTGCATGGTTTAAATGGAAACTAAACAATCCATTAACTTATCATTTTATTATTAATGATGAGTATTTCTTTTTAGATAGTGATTACTATTTACAAAGCATTAAGCTAGTACAGGCTGACTCAGATCCTAGTATAGTACAGGACAATGTTGACTTTTTATTACATGTAGATAATCATACTACTGTAAGTGGTGGCAGTTATAGTGCAGCTACAAACCTAACTACCTTTTCTAGTGTCAGTTGGTTAAGCTCAGTCACAACTCCTAACCATGATCTAGTCGTAATAGATACTAATACTAACTCAGCACGAGTTGGTCGATACGCTAAACCCACAGTCTCAGGTACAAACTTTACTTTACCCGGTGATTGGTCTAGTGCTACACTTACAATAGGTTATATCTACCCGTACCAAGTTAAGATTCCTACTCTTTACCCTACTAAAATAGATGGCTCACGAGCTACAGCAGATGTAAACTCATCCTTAGTAGTACATAGAGTTAAGTTTCACTTTGGTAAAATAGGTCTATACGAAACCACACTTGAACGTGTAGGTAAAACAGACTACACAGAAGTATACGAATCTACAGAACTTGACGAGTACGACGCATCTGATGCACCATACTTGGAAGAGTTTATTAAGACTATACCTGTATATGAAAAAAACACAAACGTTGAGATAACACTCAAATCATCCCACCCTGCCCCAGCTACATTAAGATCAATGTCATGGGAAGGGGACTACTCACCCAAATATTACCGCCGTGTATAACGTACAACTTACAGAAACAGAACTTAGATACTTTTATTGGAGAATGAAGACCAACCAATGGTACGAACCTTACACTAAAAGAGGAATGAAACAAGTGCCATGGGAATCTTGGATGGCAGATACATTAGAAAAGTTAGAACCGATATATGAAAACCTTAAGTAAATACATTCACCCTATAACTTTAAAGGCTGCCCTAGAGGTGGCCTGTAATTTACGCTCAGATGACTTCAGAGAGATCTCAGAGGGGCATGGAATAGATCCACTACTGTATCTAGCAGCCATGTCCGCAGATCCCTCTACAGTCTATTTTACGGCTCCTAGCGGCAAGGCTGCTGGTATGGCAGGCGTAGGAAAGAAGGGCGATATTTGGATGCTTTGCACCAATGAAATCCATAACACACCGATTCTATTCTCAAGACAGGCAAAACGGTTCGTCGATAGCCGTACGGAGCCTTTACTTTGGAATATAGTTGACAGTCGAAACAAAGCACATTTAAAACTGCTAAAGTTTCTTGGCTTTAAGTTTTTACGTAAGTTGAAACACGGGCCAAACAATGTAACATTTATTGAATTTTGCCGTGTGCATAGACGCTAATGCTGGTGCTAGAAGAGCAGCCAGACAAAGAAACAGAGAGAAGCATGCTAACTTTGCTCAGAAGAAATTACAATTTTTTAACAAAGAGACAAGCCTAGCAAGAGCTCAGAACAGAAATGTAATAGGTTACAGCCGTGACCTTAGTGATGCTTACGTAAGAGCTATTTATACTCAAGGTAAGGGTCGTTTAAGAAATCAGCAACTCGTTGCAGACTACTTTGGTAAAAAGAAAATTGATCAAGGTGGTAGAAGTAGAACATTTGGTAAAAAACAATACCAAGGTTTACTCAGAAAACAATCAGAAATCGAAGGAGTAACACGTAACATGTTTGGTCGAAACATGGCATACGCTCAAGAAGGTGCGAAACGTAAGTTCCAAGCTGCTAATGCTCAAGCTAGACAAAAGCTAGGTATACCGGCTGCATTTGGTGCTCCAGTTATGCTACCTCCAACAGATTACTTTACAGGTGCACTACAACTAGCAAGCACTGCTGCAAGTATATACTCAGGATTTAAGACTCCATAATTATGACATCATCATTTCAGAACGTCGTTGGTACGCCACGAGATGCAGTTCCTGATATAAGTAAGACTAACTACTTAGAGACAGCCCCAGATATGACTGAGGCTGTCAACAAACAGATTGACGACAACATCAAAGATACTAAACAATTCTTTGATCAGATGGTAGAGCTAGAAGAACTAGCGGCCAGTAAGCTGGATAAACGGTTAGCTGCCATCGAAGGTATAATAGGTGCAGTAGGACAAATAAAGAAAAAACGTGAAGCTGAGGAAGCTGATGGTTTTGGTAAAATAGTTACTGGATTAATTGAAGATAAAATTCTTGAAGGTTCAAAAGAATATCAAGCAGATAAAAATGAACTTGATTTAAATTTAGCTAGTGTTAATGCAGAAATAGATAGTGACCCAAAGTTAACTCAGGAGCAAAAACTTGAGTATAAGTTTGGAGCACCCACAGAAGAGATATTTGATAGACGTTATAGAGACTTTATAAGAGAAAGATACGGTAATAAAACAGTAGCAGTAGGTGATCTTTTACGAAGTAACGGATCTCTAGACTCTACTACAGGTGTAGAGCATACAGAGTATGAACGAAAAGCTCTTTTATCTTTCTATAGAAATATAGGTTATGATGCAAAACAGCTAGGATATGATCCTAATGATCCTAGATTTATAAAACAACTTATTGAACTAACAGCACCACAAGTAAAAAATGAGTTAAAAACACAACGTGAATCTTTTAAATCTACTTTTAGAGAGAAAGTCCAAGATGAAGAAAACTATACATTTAACACAAGACTTATTGAAAGTGTTAAAGGTATAACTGTACGTAACGCTGCTGGTGAAAGAACTAATGATACGTTTTTTAAAGATGGTGGTGTTATACATCAGATTGCAATACAAAAATTTGATGGTAATAGACAAAGAGCTACAGATCTAGCATTTGAAACTATAGCAGAGTTAGTCAAAAGTGGTGACATTCTACCTAACGAAGCTAGAGCAATCTATCAAGATTTACCATATACTGATCCTAACGGTAAGCTGTATGATAATTACCAAGCATATATTGATAAGCAAACAGAAGGGACAAGTTTTAAAGCTAGAGCTCAAGGTAGAGTTCAAAGACTATCTAATGCTATAACAGGTGTAGAAAAAGCAGCAGTTGATAATGAGAACGCTGCACGTCAAATTGAGTCGAACAACTTTATAAACAAACAGGTTATACCACGTATAACTGCAAACAAAGCTGAAGGTATTGATGGTCTCGATGAGGGTCAAGCTGGTGCATTAATTAACCAATTTAAACAACAACCATTTTATATTGAAGGTGTTACACCTATACCTCAGATACTATTAGCATACCAAAACCGAACACAGACTGGTGGCTCACGAGATAAAAATGTAGGTTTAGCTGATAAGTATGCTAGCGAACATAATAAAACTTATGAAAGAATTAAAAAGTTAGTTGCTGCACAAGAGAAAGCAACAGGAGATACGTCTACTTTAGACAATGAAGATCTAGATGTAGTAGATAGAATCTATGCTGCTTATTTAGAAGAGTTTAGAGGTGAAAATGGTCAAACTCAAGATTTAATTGACATAGCCCTTAGCCGTAAAGAAACAACTTTTACAGAAATTAGAGCTGGAATATTAAAAGGTCTTAAGGATGACTATGAATCTTATACAAAAACTCCCGAAACTTTTAAAGCATCTGAACTAGGTGTACAAGATGTTGTAAAATTACGTAGAGAGTTAAACGCTAAACCAGAACTATTTAAAAAAGCAGAAGCATTTAAAGGTGAACCTGTTGATGATTTGTTTGAGTTTGTTAGTAGTAACGGTGAGAGACATCCTGAGCTAAAAGATTATTACAAAGCTTTACGTATACGTGTACCTGATGGTAAGGGTAACTTTAGAATCTTAAGTGGTACAGAAGCTATATATGATCGTGCTGTTACTCTTAAATTACAAGATCCAAAAACTTTATTAATGGATCCTTACGCTAAAGTATTACAGGACTGGAGAAAAGAAAACGATATGAAGACGTTTCCTAGTGAGCAGAAAGCAATGCGTAATATGTTTAGTACAGAAGAACAGCAGGGGTTTAATAACTATTTCACTATGCTATCTGAAAAACGTGGCGGTCAAAATGCTAACCAGTTTACATTTAATCGTAATGGTAATACTTCTGTTAGGCAAAACTTAAATAGGTTGTCTGGAGCACAAGTTGTAGAAGCAGCTAAAAATGGATCAGATAATTTTGGTATGTATAACATGTCAACTGATATGATTCTTGACTTAGATAGACTAGGTCTAATAGATAAAACAAAACCATTTAATGAAGATAGACAAAGTTTTGCAGTTATCAATTTGATGGCAATGAAAGCTAATCGTAAATCAAAAGCGATACGTGGTGCAATTACAGCCGATACAAAAAACTTTGGTAATCTTACAAACTTTACTCAAGAAGAACAGCAAGTACTTAATCAAGTTTTTCCTAACTTAACACAGAATTTTTTTGCACAGTTTCAGAACTTAGAAGGTGAAGTTGCTAAGATAATAATTAGTGATCTTGAAAAAGAAATTAAAGCAAGAGAAGGTAGAAGAGGACAAGAAAGAGCAAGCAAGCAACTGTTACGTGATAAGGGCGATAAGAAAGCTCTAAGATCAGGTCGAGTAACACCACCAGAAAAAGTAAAACCGCCTACAACTATGGAAGAATTATTAGAAGTTCCATCAGTTAAAAAAGCAAGAAGTAAAAATTAATGACTGATTCCAATTATTCAAACTATCGACCCGAGGTAGATCTGGCTGCTGATAAAATTGACGAGTATCTAAAAGAACTAGAAGAGAAAGATGCTCAACAACAAGCAGTAGAACAGGAAGCCACGGAGAAGGAAGATCAGGCTTTAGCACAGCAAGAAGACCCTAGAAACTCAGAAACATGGGGTGCTAAAGCTTTTATAAAAGAGGGGCAGTCTATCGTATCAGGTGGGTTACAAGATACTGCATCCTCAATCGCAACATTTCCTGAGCGTACAGCAGATGCGTTGTCAGGAGAAATGCAAGAGCAACGAGAAACAACTGGTACATACAAACCAGACTGGACACCTTTTGACGCATATGATAACCCTATCGAGACTAAAACTTGGTGGGGTAAACAACTTAGAGGTCTAGTACATTTTGGATCTCTAGCAGTTGGTACAATAGCAGCAGCTAAAGGTGTTGCAGCTACAGGAATTGTATCTATACCAGCTGGACTGACTGCACTAACTGCTAACACACTAGCAAGAGGTGCAGCTGTGGGAGCTGTGTCTGACCTTGTATCTAAAGAGTCGGATGAGCAAAACGCATTAGGTGCACTACGTGACAGATATGGTTGGGCTGATACCCCTATATCTACAAAAGATACTGACTCTCCTGTTATGATGAAAATAAAAAACATTGTAGAAGGTATGGGCATAGGTCTTTTCTTTGACGGTGCAGCATATGTACTAAAGAAAGGTAGTCAACCTGTTATTGACCAGATTGTAAAACGTAACAAAAGTATTAAAGACCAGACAGTAGAAGCTGGTGTAGCACAGTTGCGTAAAGGAGAAGCTGAATTTAGAGCTGATAAAAATGCTCCACTTGCTGAACCACATCAAGGAGCACATCCATCAGAAGTAGATCCACAGCTAGCTCGTGAACAGTTAGAACAAACTCGTAAAAAGTGGGGTCAGGAAGAAGGAGCTACAGGCTCTGTAACCAGACCACTTGAGCGTGAGCGTATAGCACAAGAAGGAGCAACAGACGAAGCTACAGTTGAACGTATTATGCGTGGACTCATGAGTAGTGACAAGTTTGCTAAAGAACTAGAAGCTGCCAAAGGTAGCAGACAGACTTTAGTTAATACATATAGAGATTCTATTGATGCACACCAACGAATTACACAGGGCAGAAATGCTGCTGATATGTCATCAGGTCAATACCTTAAAGAATTACTTGAGGCACAACCTGATATAGTTGATGGAGAAGCTATTTGGACATCTAAAAATGTAGTTGTAGCTGACCTTGTTATAGGTTCGCTAATGAAACAACTAAGAGATACAGGTATAGCTGCTCGTGAAATAGCTGATATAGTAGATATTAATGATATAGATGGACCAGCTAAACAGATAGTTGATACTATGCTAACAGCTTTATACGAAACTAAAAAAGCTAGATTTATAAAATCTGATTCTTTTAGAAACTTAAAAGCTGGTAAACAAAGAAAGGTAGCTATAGAAGATGCTCTTAAACAATCCGTAGCTGACTCTAAAGAGTCGATTATGTCTATGCTTAAAATTACAAAAGATACTCAGGACGATGATATGTTAAACGCCATTATAGAAGCGTTTTCTATTATGGATGATGTAAACAGCCTTGAGGACTTTGACAACTGGGCTAGAACCGTTATTAAAGGTGGTAAATTAAGTGCTAATGACATTGACCGTACTGGTGCTCTAATCAGAGAACTAGAAGGTGTTATGACTAACAGTGTACTATCTGGACCTAAAACACCAGCTCGAGCAATTATGGGTACAGCCAGTGCAACATTTTTACGTCCATTATCTACAGCTTTAGGTGCTGCAATACGTTATCCATTTGATGGCGACGCATCTACACTACGAGCAAGTTTAGCTGCGATTAATGGTATGGTAGAAGCTATACCAGAATCTTTCTCATTATTTAGAACTAAACTAAATTCTTATTGGAAAGGTGATTTAGCTACAATTAAAACCAGATATTCTGAGTTTAGTCGTGGAGATCAAAACTGGGAACTAATACGTAGGTGGGCAGAAGATAGTGGTAGAGCTACAGCTGGTGATACAGCTGCATTTCGTGTTGCTAACATAGCACGTAGAATGAATGATGCTAACTTTTTAACATACTCTACAAAAATTATGGCAGCGACTGACGATGCTTTTGCATACATACTTGGTCGTGCTAAAATGCGTGAAAAGGCTATGCGTAGAGTCATGGACCTACAAGGTAATGGTATACAAACACCAAAAATTAACAAGAAGTTAATGCAAGCATATGAGGATGACTTTTATGGACAGGTGTTTGATGCTAACGGTAATATAACAGACGAAGCTACAGGTTTTGCACGTAAAGAGGTTACTCTTACACAGGAACTTACAGGCTTTGCAAAAGGTTTAAACGATGTATTTACAGCTACACCACTAGCCAAACCATTCTTTTTGTTTGCTAGAACAGGTGTAAACGGACTTGCACTGACAGGTAAGTATACCCCCGGTTTTAACTTTCTTGTAAAAGAATTTAATGATATAGCACTTGCTACTGCTGATAATTTAGGAGACGTAGGTAAGTATGGTATTACAAACCCTACTGAACTTGCTAATGCTAAAGCTTTACAAACAGGTAGATTAGCTATAGGTGCTGGAGTAGTTATGATGGCTACACAGGCATGGATGCGTGGAGATCTAAACGGCAACGGACCAGTTGATAGACAGAAGAGACAGATGTGGATAGATGGTAAGTGGGAACCAAGAACTATAAAGCTAGGTGCTGTACGTGTTGGTTACGATGCTTTTGAACCATTTAACCTTATTATGTCTACTATAGCTGACGTCGGCGACGCAAGCGAGCTGATGGGCGAAGAGTGGACAGAAACTGAACTACAAAAAATTTCGTTGGTTGTAGCACAGGCTGTTACAAGTAAGTCTTATCTTGCTGGTATACAGTCATTTGTAGACTTATTCGGTGGTAGACCCGGACAATTTGATAGAATTATAGCTGGATTAGGTAACAATATTATACCTATGTCTGGTTTACGTAACGAGCTAGGTAAACTATTTACACCATACATGCGTGAAATAGGGTCTGGTATTGACCAGTCAGTTCGTAACCGTAACTTAATTACTGAACAAATACCCGGTGTAAAACAGCTACCAATTAAGTATGACATGCTAAATGGTCAGCCTATTAAAGATTGGGACTTTTTAACTCGTGCATACAATGCAGTAAGTCCAGTACAATTAAACTTAGATCAAAGTGCTGGCAGAAACTTTCTGTTTGACAGTGGTTATGATTTACGTATGTCTACATATTATGCACCTGATAGCACAAACTTAACTGACTCTCCTAGAGTTAGATCTGAGTTTCAACGTTATATTGGTATGCAAAATTTAGAACGTGAATTAGATAAACTAGCTGTAGATTCAAAAATTATAGCGTCTATGGAAAAAATGTATTCTGACATTAAGATGGGTCTACGAGACCAGTATGATGCTAGAGATTACTACCATAACATTATAATAGACAATTTGTTCCAGAAAGCACGTCGTAGAGCATGGGCACAAATGCGAGAAAACCCAGAAGCTATAACATTAATGGAAGAACTTAGAAAGAAAAGAGTTAGAAAACTAACTAAAAAACAAGAAACTCGTAACATCCTCAACATTTATAAATAATGGCAACAACATTCGTAGATTACACTGGGGATGGAAACGCAACTAAATCGTTTTCTTTCCCATCAATAAAAGAAGCTGATATTAAAGTCAAAGTTGATGACGTCTTAAAGACAGTCAGCACACACTATAATATAACTAGCTACACAACAACTGGCGGTGGTAACATAGTATTTACTTCCGGCAATATTCCAACAAGTCCAGCTGATATTCACATATACCGTGATACAGATGTGGACAGTGCTAAAGCCACCTACACAGCAGGCTCATCAGTCAAAGCTGGTGATCTTAACAATAACCATACACAATTATTGTATGCGTTACAAGAAGAACAGAATCAATTAGTTAGATTAGGTAATATAAAAGACGCCGCAGTTATTACATCTAAGATTAAAGACCTTAATGTAACAAGAGCTAAAATAGCTAATGATGCTATTGATGGTACAAAGATAGCTGATGACAGTATTAATTCAGAACACTATGTAGCTGGATCTATAGATACAGAGCATATCGCTGACGCACAGATTACACATGTTAAGTTAGCTAACGACTCTGTAGATGGAGACAACATACAAGATGATGTTATAAATTCTGAGCACTATGTAGCAGTTTCTATAGATACTGAGCACATTGCAAACGAAAATATAACTACTGCTAAACTAGCTGCTGATGCAGTTACAGCATCTAAACTAGCAGATAATGCAGTAGTCACAGATAACATTGTAAATGGTAATGTAACACACGTTAAGTTAGCTAATGATGCAGTAGACGGAGACAATATTGCAGACGATTCTATTAACTCAGAACATTATGTAGATGGTAGTATTGACACTGCACACATAGCAGATAGTCAAATAACTACAGCTAAAATAGCAGCAGATGCAGTAACTAATGCTAAAATAGCTGACGATAGTATTGATTCTGAGCACTATGTAGACGGATCTATTGATACAGCCCACATAGCAAATGCACAGATAACTACAGCTAAAATTGCAGATGGTGCAATTACTGATGCAAAAATTGCTGGTGGTTCTCTAGATAACAGATACTACACAGAAACAGAGTTAGATGCTGGTCAGTTAGATAATAGGTATTATACAGAAACAGAATCTGACGCTAGATACTTTAACATAAGTACTGGAGACACTATTAAAGATGGTGATTCATTTCCAGACAATGATACAACTATTGCAACAACCGCAGCTATTAATGACAGGATAATTGATCTTGTTGATGATGTAGGTGGTTTTGTACCTATAGCTAATCAGACAAGTTTTCCAACAGCTAACCCTGATGTAAACAATGGTACTGGTACTATTGTATCAATTTCAGCAGCTTCAACTAACTTAGCTCCTAGTGGAACTACAGTTACTATTGCAAATGGAGCTGGTGCTGGTAATACTGTTACTATAACAGGAGTGCCTGTTACCATACCTTCGGGCTTTGGATTCTTGGTAGAAACAACTTCTACACTACATACCTATACATTCCATAGATTAAATCCAAAAGCAACAGAGGTTACAACTGTAGCTGGTATTGCATCTAACATTACAACAGTTGCAAATAATACAGCTAATATAAATGCTGTTGCAGCGGATGCTTCAGATATAGGTGTAGTAGCAGCTGATGGTACTGACATTGGATTAGTTGCAGGGTCTATAGCTAATGTAAATACTACAGCTGGTTCAATAGCCAATGTAAATACTACAGCTACAAACATAGCTAACGTAAACAACGTAGGAAATAATATATCTAA